TTTGATCACTATAGGTAAGGGTTATAAAGCAGTTGCTTTGATAGAGTTGTGCTTCATGAGAAGCACGGATCGCCCACTGGCGTGAGCGTTCTAGGCGGCAACCGATACATTGACCGCAGGGGATTGGGATGGGAAGGTCGGAGTAACCTAGACGTGGGGAGAATACAATGGTACGCTTGCCAGTACCTTGGTTGCTCATCGTAGAGCCAACGGGTCTTGACTGGCGTAACGCTTTGTATCCTTGGAGGGGGCGGAAGCATGGCATTGCTTTCGCTCCTTTCGTTTTTTTAGAACTACGTTAGAGGCGGATACCACCACGCATTGGACGGCCGCGGAGGTTCTTCTTGTGGACCCGGGCTCCATTGCGGAAGTTGCGTTTGTTAGATCGTTTATTTAGTTTTTTTCGTTTGAACATTTGCGCCTTCCATGTGGAGCTAGGGCCAAGAATCCTCGGGCCTAGGTCCTAATTGCGTTTGGTAATGCCTAACCGGTTAGATAGTAACTTGAGGGGATCGGTTTGCCTAGGACTGACACATCGCATTTAGCGATTTGGTGTCAGTCAGCACAGTTACATCAAGTGGGAACTGTGCTTTTGACCCCCTTTTGCTTCGCGTCAGGGGGTGTCGATCCCTGCGGCTCCGCCTTAGGCTCGACGGGGGAGTTTGACTTCGACTCCTTCGGAGTCGGGGTAGCGAGACCGAGTTTAATCATCTCGGGTAGGTTTGAGTCTTCGGACATAAAATGGAGAAATTGAGCCGGGTCGTTCCTGAATCGTTCACGGATACGGGCTGGAAGCGCATCAAAGGCGCTCTGGGCGACGATCACGGTGTTCATGGCCTTGATTCAGAGAAACCATCTCACCTCGTTGGACGCGGGCCATTATGTTGTTGATATCCGCGTCAGGGGCATCAGCCTGTTTAGTACGGCTGGGGAGGTATTGGTGAGAGGTAACGATCTTTCGGACCCTGCCGTTAGGCAGGGTCACGCGCGAAATTTTTTTTCGCGGGGTGTCAAGACCGCCGCGGTCGGTAGATTTTACTAACGCGTCGTCCCGGAAGGGAGTTTTTTTTGTTTCGTTGGGCATATTTTGTCCTTTTAGAAGCCGATTTTATTCGGCGGTTTTTTAGGGAGAAGTTTTTCCAGCGGGTTTAAGGCGTCCTTTGCAGAATTGACAGTATTGAGGACGCCAGTAGCTCGTTTATTGGCGGCGTCGAGATCGCCCCAATCGTAGTCGTAGCCGGCCTGTTTGATTCGAGATTTAGCTTCGGCGGCTACGGCAGGAAGTTGAGCTTGCGCGGTATCAGATTGAATATTGGAAGCGCGAGCAGCGGCCATGGCCGCAGTGGAATTATTTACATTTAAATTCGCTTGGGTTTTTTCGCGAATTTCAGAGGCTTTATTAAGAGAGACTTGAGAGTCGGCCAATTGAAGATCTTTTTTAAGAGTAGTGGCCTCCATAGCAGACGAAATGCCTTTGCCAAGGACATTTTCGAGTTGAGCGGCAGAAGCCTGAGCAGAAGCGCCGGCAGGGGCATTCGCCCCCTGCCGAGCAGCGAGAATAGGATTTAAGCCCGCCATTTTTAAGTCATTTACCGCGCGTTGGTGAGCGGAATTAGACATGCGTTCCTGGAACGCCATTTGCTCACGAGAAGACATAAGAGACATTTCATTAGCGCGGTCCTGCATGGCGGCTTGAGCAGAGTTTGTAGCGGCGGACCCGATAAGACCGAGTCCGCCGAGAGCAAGAGCAGCGGGGAACATTAGAAGCGCCCCAGATTTGCGGGTACCCCGAAAGTAGGTACAGGACGGGCGCAGATAAGGTTGATCCAACAATCCATAATGAAGTTGGGTTCGTTTTCGACCGCGAGTACGCGTTCGATAGGAGTGTTTTGCACGATGAATTCCTCGTTGAAAACGGGGAGAGCGGTGTAGTGTTCAGAGAGATGCCAGTTGTCGAGAGAACCGGTGGCAGTAGAGCGAAGCTTGCCGGTAATGAGTGAAGGTTTGTAGCGAAGTTCGGCATAGCGTTCTTGGTAGGCGAAAACTTTGTCGTCGACAATTTCGCCACCAGAGGTGACGGCGGGGCCTTGCATATAGATTTCTTTATTGAGAATGGCCTGCTCACCAATTTGGGAGAGCTTTGGCCAATAGAAATCGTAGCGGGTGCGATTAGAGAACATGCGGTTTAGACCTTCCATGTAAGTCAGGTCGGCTCGCACGCAGGCGAGGCCTAAGATCACGCAATGTTCAGTGAAGGATTTGACAAATCCAGAGCGGGAAGTGACCTGGCCCATAGCGGCCAGATTCCCTTGAGGCGTAGTACCGGAGTCCGTAGCGGAGTTTTGAGCGATCGGCGTAACGCCGACGCGTTCGGAGGAGCCACCGAGATATTCGGGGCGTTGAAGACGGGCATCGGGAGAGACCACGTTGAAATGCCCTTGAATGATTTCCGTGTAACGAGTACCGCCGCGAGCGTCGGTTTCTAAGAGAGCTTGGATCTGCATTGCCTGACGGAATGCATTGATCGTAGAGCTAGTGGCGGTAGTAAGATCGGCATAAATAGCAGGGAAATCAGGAGCAGTAAGAGAACGACGGACAGCGAACACGTTACCAGACACAGTATCATCAATACGCGCGGCATCCGCATAGGTAACGACACCGGTGCCACCAGACTCACGAACGGCCTCGTTCGTTGCTGGCCAATTGGTGTTGACCTTGCCGATGCCTTTTACCCATGCCTGACCTTGCATAGGCATGGTGACGGCAGTGCCTTTTTGTAAAAAGGGAAGAGCCGAAGTGAAGTAATCGTGGCGCTTGCCGCGCTTTTGAAGAACATAGTCGGTGTAGGTGTCAGGACCGTCGTCTCTGTCAACGACGATAGAGTCCTGCAGATTTTGATCACGGAACCAATCGTTCCAGATCAAGTTGTAAGCGCGTGTCCAGAACGCGTTAACAGAGACAGTCGCGACTTTCACGGGAATACCGAGGTAGTCGTAGAGGCTTCCGACTTGAAAGCCCACGGGGCCCGCGGTCGGAGCGACGACTTGAGGAGTGAGAAAGTCGATAGTGTCGTCCGGGTCGATACGTTCGCCCATAAATTTTTGGAAGTTGTCCCAAACTAAGCGAAGCGGGACGGCGAAGTAGAAAGTATCGAGAAAGAGGTTGTCCATAAATGGAACCTCTGGAGTAGTAAGCCGCGCGAAGAGAGTGGATTGGCAGTTGAATGTGTCGCCGGGGTACACGAGATCGGCGTAGAAGGGCGTAAGATAATCGACGTCGAACGTCGTTTTGTGCCCATGGGAGCGGTTGAATTTAGAGCGAGGGATGTCAGCCCTCGGGACGCGTGAAAAGTCTTTCATCATAACCGAGGGCTGACGGCTCATTTTTTATTTCCTTGTGGTAATGGATTTTGAAGTAATGCGTTGATGGCTTTTACTCGGGCCTTATCTTCCTTAATGCGGAAAGCGGCCTCGAGCTTTGCCTTGAGAAGGGCTTTTTGCACTTCGCGATAGTGTCCGCGAAGATTGGATTTTTTAGCCATTCAACTGAGCCCCTTTTTCAGCCATAGCCTTCAAAACGGGTCCCGCTCCGTTGAGACCGGGAACAGGCTGGCGAGGGTGGCCACGGCGCCGCGATCGCGCAGGTCGCATCGGACGAGGTCGGCGCCGAGCAGGGCGTCACGGCGGAAGGCGGGGAAGTGCTGGTCGACGGCGTACACCTGGCGACCTGCCTCGACATAGCGGCGGGCGAGGTTGGCGCCGATGAACCCGCCACCGCCGAGGATCACCACCGGGGCGGTCATGCCGCCTTCGCCCCCTTCCGGCTGTTGCAGCCGAAGTGCGCCGGCTGGATGTTCTCGGCCATCATCGGCTCAGGTTCATCCAGAGATCGCGGCGCTCGTCGTAGAGGGCCGAGTCGTCCGACATGTGCGAGTCACCCTTGGCGTAGGTCTCGTCGTAGGTCGACTTCCCGCTGCCGTGGTGCAGGTGCTCAACGATGGAGTCCATGCACGGAGCGAACACGGCGCGCATCTTGGCGGTGCCGATGAATTCTGTGTCGGTGTAGTTGTGCTGGAAGCAGGTGGGGAGGAACGACCCGGGCCCGGCGTCCACGGTGCCGCCCACCTCGTCGAGGTAGCGGCGGTCGACGAGCGAGTGCGTGGAGTGCATCCCGGCCGAGACGTAGGGGTTGCAGAGGTCGTTGGTGCCGACGACCCGCAGGTGCGGTAGGGCGGTCATGGTGGCGAGGGCGGCGTGGTCCCATCCTTTGTGGAAGCGGAGGTCGTCGGCCCCGCAGAACAGGTAGGGGGCGGTGGTGTGCTGGTAGCCGGTGAGGCAGGCGCCGGCGTAGTTCGGCTCATGGGCGTTGGAGATGCGGATGGTCCCGCTCTCGGTGAGGTACGCCTTCCACGAGTCGTGGTCGTCCTCTTCGAGGATGAACACCACCCGGTGCTCGACCTCGGTGGCGTCGTGGATGTTGGCGGCCACCGAGGCGAGACGGTCAGCCCGACCGACGGTGGGGATGAGGATGTCGATCACTGGTCGCCCCTGCGCAGGTCGAGGCGGCGCACGGCGGCCAGGAGTTCGGCGTCGAAGTCCCAGTCCTCGTCCTCGCCGTCGAAGGGGTCGAACTCCTCGCTCGGGTAGATCAGTGCGGAGATGTCCCGGGCGATGGCGAAGTGCGGGTCGGGCGGGGTCCACCCGGCGTCGATGGCACGCTGTGCGAGCGTCACCATCTCCGGCCACGGGGGCTTGCAGCACGTGACGGAGTCGGAACGGGTCCACAGCACCCGGGCGAGTGCTTCGGCCTCGGGGCTGGGGTTGGTATCATCGGGCATCTCAGCGACCTTCCGTGTCGTTGGGCAGGGCCGGGGCCGTTCACGCGGCGCCCGGCCCCTCGACTGTATCGCACCCGATGAGGTCACGTCACCCCCTGCGATATCAGCCGAGCGGCATCCCGAGACCGCCACGCCGCTGACGCACCTCGGCCTCCACCGCCTTGTAGGCGTCGTCGAGCGGGATGCGGCGCTCCCGGGCGATCTTCTTGTACGCCAGGATCGCGAACTGGAGATCGGTGGCATGGCCGGTGCAGGCGTCGTTCACGAGCTTGCGGTGAAGGTGCCCGGCGGACGTGGCCTCCACCACCTTGGCGGCCTGGGCGGCGCGGGTCACGGCGGGGTCGTGGCGCCGGCGGATCTTTCTAGTGAAGCTGGACACGTGCTCTCCTTAGATTCTCAGCGTGGGTGACCGCTTCGAGGTGGGCGGGGTTCACGCAGTGCCGCACGCGGCAGAGGTGATCGATCTCAAGGCCGACGGGGATGGGGCCGACGTGGGACCCGGAGGACCATCGGTG